ATTACTATACGACATTGCGACAGATAGAAGAGCACTATCTATCGCGACGATTATAACCTTAAAAGACTTTGCGAAAAAAAAGACCATCGAAAATGGAGGAGTAAATAATGAATTCAAAAATAAGAGTTCCAAAAGAAGTAGCCAACGCCATCGCCCACTACGTAGCCCTAGCCGACAGCAAATCGCAAGCATTCACGGACATCCTATCGCTAGGCTACGAAGCAGCCCAATCCGAAATCATCCTGCGCCATTTCGACCACGATTACGACGAGCTGATGGAGGCGCTGATTTGCGGATATGAGGTGGCGGACCAATGACCGTAACCCTATCGCCAGCCCTTATCGCAACCATCGAAAAGTATGTGCGGTATTTAGCCGAGGCGCCGGCCGATGAGTATACGCAAGGAGCGCTAGATGGTGTCAAGGAAACGCTTAGGATGCTCGGAATTAAAATCGAAGGAGTGACGGATTGATGGCGCTAACTTATAACGAAAAGCCAGTCGCCAAATGGACTACGAATGATTTTATCGCATACCTTTGCGACAGGCACCTCGCAACATATGGCACGGAATACACTCCGCCAGGACGCAACTGGCAAGTCGAACGAGGACTGATCGGTACGCTGATTGGAACGAAGGGAAAGAACGCCAAGCCTCGCAAGTATGAGCCGGAAGTGGTCAAAGCGTTTATCGACGAGTGCCTCCGTACGCACAGATGCACAGCGAAATGGCCTACCGTTAGCTTTACGTGGTTGTGGAAGTGGAAAACGGATGTATGGGCGCGGGTGCAGGCGGATGTGAAGCGGAAGGCTTGCGTGCAGCAGGCGGACGATTTCGATGATGACTGGTTGTGAGGAGTGATATCGTGAACTTTCAAAAACAATTTGAGAGTCTTATCGCTACATTAAGGATAAGCGGATGGACAATCGAACAAATTCGCGAGTTGTTTGAGGGTTCGTTGACAAACGTCATATTTGACGAAAAAGACGGTGAAAACCTAGGTAAATACAGTTAATTAAAGGAGGTAAAGCGTTTGAGCGCTGACGGAAGGTACGACAAATTGATTTATTACAAGCAAAAGATCGATTCTTTTCAGTATGCCGGACTAAAACGGGAAGAGGCGCAAGATTTGCTTCAATTAGCTTTTCGTTTGTATCGAGATTCTGAACACATGGTTGAGGTTAAAAATGAACTAGCAAGACAAGCGCGATTAGTCGAAAAACTACGTAAAAGGAAATCGACTAAAAAGGAGGTGAACGAATGACATCCGGGGCATGGAAGTTCGATGCAGAAATTACTCCAATATTTGACGAGCACGTTCGCAGTCATGTTCCGTTGTATGACGAAATACACGAAATGGTAACGAGTTTATCCGGCTGGTTTTTGGAAGACGGAACAAACGCATACGATATCGGCACGTCTCTCGGTGAAGTGATCGGCAATCTGAAACGGTCTTATCCGTTTAAACAGGTTGCTTATCACGGAATAGACACCTCGCCGGAGATGGTAGCGAAAACGTCCGAAAGGTTTAGCGCGGTACCAGATATCAAAATTATTAACGCAGATGTAAACGACAGTCATTTCGTGTTTGAAAACGCTAGTTTAGTAACATCAGTCCTTACACTAATGTTTATCGCGCAGAAGCACCGTCAAGCAGTAGCACAGAAAATATACGAAGGACTAAACGTGGGGTCAGCGTTCATTATGGTCGAAAAGGTTATCGGCAGCAACGCCAGATTTGACGAAATGTGGATTGAGTTATATCACGATATGAAACACCGTAACGGAGTCAGTGAAGTCGACATTTTTAGGAAATCGCGGGCTATACGTGGCGTTTTGAAGCCTAATACCGTTGATGAAAATATTAAACTGCTAAACTCAGTCGGATTTAAAGACGTGGATATGTTTTTTAAGTGGGGAAACTTTGCTGGATTTATCGCTATTAAGTAGGAGGAGATTATTATAAAACAGCTACAAAATAACGGCTTAACTATGTTTGATTTTTTCTGTGGCGCTGGAATTGGTGCTGCCGGTTTTAAATCAGCAGGCTATGACATTATTGACGCAATCGACGTTAAAGACTACGCAGTCAATACGTATAACCGGAATATCGGAAATCACGCAAGGATTGCCGACATCCGAAAAATAAAAGATGATGAATTCGTGTATGCTGACGTTTTTGTCGGTGGATTCCCGTGTACTCCGTTTAGCGAGGCAGGTAAAGGTAAAGGTGTTAATGATGAAAATAACGGAGATTTGGGCTATCATTTCTACCGAGCAGTTAAGTCCGCTAAGCCTAAAGCGTTTATTGTCGAGAATGTCAAAGGAATAACGTTTAAGAAGCATCAAGCGTTTTTCAACGACTTAATAAAAAAGTTTACTGATGTTGGTTATCGTGTTAGCTGGAAGTTAACTGACTGCCACGAGTATGGCGTGCCGCAGACAAGAGAACGTGTGTTTTTAGTCGGGATAAGAAACGATCAAGGCTTTAACTATGAGTTTCCGGAGGCGCTTCCTCATGTCCTTCGTAAATCGCTCAAGTACGCTATTTATGATATCAAAGACGAATTGGGTACCGGTAAAATAGCTAACCACTCCGAGTACTATGATGATGGTTTTTCTAGCCGATATACGTCACGAAATAGGCAGCGGCAATGGTCCGAGCCAAGTTTCACGGTTGTAGCAACAGCACGTCAACTTCCGTTGTATCCTGAGCCCGCTAATTTCGATATTAGAAAACTTGAAGAATACGACACACCTCCTCCGCGAAGATTTACCGTTCGAGAATGCTTGCGTATTCAATCAGTACCGGATTGGTTTTCGTTTTCGGATGACATACCGCTATTAAAACAATATGAAAGATGTAGCGGGATACCGTCTCTAATCGCGTATAAGTTAGGCGCCACATTGGCGGAGCAATTAAACGCTTGTTCTCACGTCGGCAAACGTTGGGAAAGCGATAGCGAAGACGAAACTGGCACTTTCAGTCTTTATACTTGCGATGATTGTGGTGAGGAACTAACGGAATACCACAGAGTAAGGTAGGCAGTTACTCTGATGAATAATACCACGAAGTAAAAGGAGGAATGACGCATGGAAGCAAGACTCTCATGGAGCGCTATTGGAGATATTTGCGATTGCTTACTGAAAGCCAGACGATTGGCTGCAGTCGATTATGTACGGACGGAGGATCAGACAGAGTTAAACGAGTTAGTAGAACTGGCGGAGGACGTTTTGGTTACCCTGAGAGGTATCGAAATTATAGCCGAGGAGGCGGTTTAATGACACACGCAAATAACTGCATTCTAGCATCGCGGTGCAAACTCGCAAATGGTCCGAATTGCAATCGCCAGTGCTCGGCATTCATCGCCATGCACGGATACAGCGGAACAGGCGGCCGAGTCGCCAACGCAAACACGCCGGCCGACTATCGGTTGCTCACGCTAGCCACATCGCCAGCTCGCGAAAGTCAAGCGAAAGTTTACGCGACTATTGAAAAGTATGTGGCGACATTTGAGCGCCAATTTGAAGAAGGAGCCGACCGAATCAAATCGCTATATTTATTTTCGGAGAGCCCCGGCACCGGCAAGACAACGACGGCAATCGCAGTCTTGAACGAATGGCTGATCGCTCATTATCTCGGAAGTCTGAAACGCAATAGGCAAGCGGCACAGACTCCGGCTTACTTTTTGGATTGTAACGATTGGCAAACGCTGTTTAACGAATTTAACCGAAGCAACATTCCGAAAGAGGTTGCCGAGCCAGCCAGTCGCGAATACTATCGCCGAATGCACTTGGCGAAGACAGCACCGTTCGTCGTAATTGATGATTTGGGTGTTCGCGACGCAACGCCTGCTTTTAGAGGCGACTTGCACAGCGTCATAAACCACCGTGTAACGAACGCCATGCCCGTTGTTTTCACTAGTAATCTACCGATAGAGGAAATGGCAGTCGTTTTCGATTCGCGTCTATATGACCGCGTCAGAGACCAATGCGTGGCACTGCATTTCAACGGAGAAAGTCGTCGTGGCAAACGATAAAAGGAGGCGGAGATAAATGTTTTTTAAACGAAAACCGGTATGTTTTCACGAATGGCGAGTTGTTGATTTCGGGTATTGGGGAGTATCTTCCGAAGATTACGACGGGTATTACGAAATCGGTTGTGAAAAATGCGGAAATAAACGGACAACTAATGAACATTCTTTCGAGAGTATGAAGGAGCGTGGATTAATAAAGGGGGCATCCGAATGAACAAACCGCAGTATAACTTCGGAGACCTCGTAAAAGTCAACGGATATTTCCCACGCCTATTCGAAGTCGACGGACGCCGTATCGAACACTGGCAGTATCAGGACGAAGAATGGAGCGATATCGTGTATGAAGTTTTCGACGTCGTTTCATGCGACTATATCGAATGTTGCGAGGATGACATAACGCTAGTGGCGGAGGCAGATAAGGCGGAAGAGTATCTCGAAGCAAATCCGCCGGACTATGAAGCGTCGGCGCCGACTATGCCGGATTGGGTAACCGATGTAATGCAAAATTTCGGAAAGGGAGCGATAAATATGGCGAAACAGGAACCACGTAAGCCGACGGCAAGGGAGTTAAGCGCACAATTGGCGAAGGAGCAGAAGGAAATGCGGAAGAAGCGCGGCGAGCAGATTGATAACTTGCTAGACTTGCGGAATTGGGCTGCGGATATGTTGGCGAAGACGGGGAACGAGGAGTTTGGCGATCGAGTGATGGCGATTGACTGCGAGTTGAAGAAGTTAACGGAAGTTGAATAGTTGACACATATGACGAAATAGAAGGGAATGAGGAATATGAGAAAGTGTGACGATGTTGGAAAATGTGAAAATTGCGGAAACGATAGAGAAGAGTATTTAAACCACTACTGCAAGACGTGTTTAGATAAAATGACAGAAAATAACAGTGTTAAAACAGAAACTTCAGTGTCGTAATTCGAGAAAAGTACGACGAAAGCACCGAAAACATTTGAATTTTTGAAACCGCCAAGACTTCACTTATTTGACCGAAGCGGTTACCATTAAATTACGGAGGTGAGCGAATGCACTATACGCAAATGTTGCTAAGCAAAGCGATCGACGATAATAACGTCCAGGCGCTAACAAAATACGGCATTACTGCGAAGGATTGTGCGACGGAGGGTGATAGGCAGACCCTCCGATTTATCCTCGATTATGCCGATAAGAATCGCGGCCAGGCACCCGGATACGCAACGGTTACAGCGGAGTGTCCTGATTTCGTATACACTCCGCAAGTTTCAGACTCCTACGAGTTTTTAACGCGCGAAATCAAAAAGCACTCGGCAAAGGTGCAATTTGCGGAACTGGTGAATGAGAAACGCGATGAAAAGACCGGAAAAGTAACGCCAGGGCTATTCGGAACTAAATTCGCTGAGATTGGCGAAAAAGATATTTTTAAGTACTTCGAATGGTTGCAATCCGAGGTAGAAAGTATTAAACTAAGAACAAGCGTTCGTAGTAAAATAGGAACAGACGTCAAAGCGGACGGTGAAAAATTCCTTACGGAGTACGAGCGTCGAAAAGCTGGCGAGTCGTTCAAGATTTGGCGCTCAAAGTTTCCGTTCATCAACGAACAAGTTGGCGGTTATGTGTCGTCTAACATATATACTGTCTACGGAAAGTCAGGCCGTGGTAAATCCGTTATAACACTCGAAGAAGGTATTGAGGCGGCCATGCAAGGCGCTAACGTATTAATATGGGCTATGGAAATGGGGTGGTTTGAAGTACTCGTTCGTATATTCGTAAGCGTGTCGGCTCGGCAAGGCATTATGACTGCGAATATGCACGGATTAAACTTAGACGCTGGGTTTGACTCAACTGAGTTGCGCTACGGAAAACTAAACGAAGAATTCGAAGCGGCATTTAAGGTTTTCGTAGACACGTTGAACGATTTTATTCCTGGCAACATAACGGTGCGGGCGGTTGATGACGATGATTTTCACAGTCGCGACTTACGTGCGCTTGAGGCTGATATTTTGGAAACGAAAGCTGACGTCGTGATTATTGATCCGTTCTATTATCTCGACTATGAACCGAATACATCGAAAACAACTGGCGGAGATGCTGCGAATACTTCGATGAAATTGCGGAGACTAGCCGGAAAGACTCAGACAGTTATATTTGCGATTACACAGGCGGAGGAAACAGTGGAATCAAAGGACGATGATGGGTCGCGGGAACTAGCGTTACCAGAACGTAAAGACGTTAAGAAAACGAAGCAGTTGCTTGAGGATGCGTATTTATTAATTGGCGTTGATACGGATTATAAGCAAGGGCGTGGATTGATTGGATTGAATAAAGGACGCGACGGAGGAGAAGGAATTAGCGCGGAGATTATTTATATTCCGCAAGTCGGAGTCGTCAAGGAGCCAGAAACCGGCGAGGCAGCCGTCAGCCAGTTCGACTTCTAAACTGTTACGAATATTACTAAATAGTTACAAAAAAGACAATTCGACAAATTTCCCCCCTATTCACTATCGGAATAAAGGGGTAAAATTAAAAATATGTCGTAAGGAGGATGTCCTATGAAAGACGGCGACATGGTACGCAGCAAGTTTAATAATTCCGTTGGTAAATTCGTAAAAGTCAGCGAGTTTACCGGATATGTTGAGTCGATTGAC